GCTTGCGGTCCACTACAAGGGCAAGAGCCGCAAGTTCATGGATCAGCGGTTCGGCCTGTGATCTCTGCCGAGTACCGCGAGCTAAACAGACTGCTGCACGAATCCGATCCGGCGTATGGGTCGGGCAGCGGCGCGAAATACGCGCAATTCGTGCTGGAGACGATGCGCCGCACAAGGTCCGGCACGGTGCTGGACTACGGGTGCGGCAAGGGAAGCCTCAAACGGGCGCTAGGCGCGTTCGTGGCGAACTATGACCCGGCAGTGCCCGAGTGGGCAGAGATGCCGTCACCGGCCGATCTGGTGGTCTGTACGGACGTTCTGGAGCATGTCGAGCCGGAACAACTGGAAGCGGTGATTTCGCACATCCGGCAGTTGGCGCTGCGAGCGGTGTTCTTCGTCATTGCCTGCCGGGAAGCGAAGAAAACGCTGGCCGACGGCCGGAACGCGCACCTGATTGTCGAGCCGCCCGAGTGGTGGATTGAACTGCTGTCGGATAGGTTCAAGCCGCTGGTGAAGCACGTTTCCGACAACAACGACCTGTTCATGGTCTGCACATGATCCGACTGTATTTCGGGCACGACGAGCGGGAAGCCGTCGGCACGCACACGTTCATCGCCAGCGTGCTGGAACACACCACGCTGCCGGTGCAGTTCACCCCGCTGCACAAACCGATGCTGGAAAAGTCCTTCGGGCGCAAGTTCGCAGAAGGCAGCAACGCCTTCACGATGAGCAGGTTCCTGGTGCCGGCGTTAAATGATTTTGCAGGTGTGGCGGTGTTCGTGGACGGCGCGGACATGATCTGCCGGTCCGACTTGTCGCAGATTCTGAAGGACGCCAATCCGCTGCAGCCGGTAAGCGTGGTGAAGCACGAGTACCAGACGCGCAACCCGCGCAAGTATCGCGGGACGAAGATGGAATCGGACAACCACGACTACCAGCGCAAGCAGTGGGCGTCGGTGATGGTGATGAACTGCTGGCACATGGCCTGGCGCAAGTTGTCGCCCGACCGGGTTGCAGAGATGCCGCTGCTGTACCTGCTGCAGATGCAGTTCCTGCGGGACGACCAGATCGGCGAGTTGCCGGTCGAGTGGAACTGGCTGGCCGACGAGCACGGGCCGAATCCAAATGCGCGCATCGTTCACTGGACCGCTGGAACGCCCGGATTCCCGGCGCACGCAGATGTGGCGCACGCAGACGAGTGGCGCAGGCAACTGCGTCGGGTCAACTACGCAACGGACTGAGATGAACAAAAAAGAGTTAATGGCACATGCTATCGAGGCTTCTAGCTTTGGCACCTGCAAAAAACGGCAGATTGGAGCCGCAGCATATTCAGATGATTGGAAGTTGATAGCCACTGCTTCTAATGGTCGGCCTGAACCGTTGGGCAGATGCTTGGATAGTCCATGTCCAGGGGCGCATGAAAAAGCCGGAAGTGGCGCTCCAGGTTGTTATGGTGTCCACGCTGAAGAAAAGATTTTTGCTCGCTCTCAAATTGGATCGATTTTTGCGCTCTTTTCTACAAAAGCGCCGTGCTTGGGATGCACATTGAAAGCAATTGATTTTGGTGTAAGGGAAATTTATTTCATTACCGAATCAACAGAAACAGCAAATCGGGAAGTTGCAGAACAAGCCGGACTGGTTTGGGAAAAAGTCGATTCTTGATATGACAATTACTGCTCGCATTGACGCGATCACCCGCATTTCGGAGCAGTACCTCGGCACGGTGCTGCCGGCCCCCAAGTCGGTCAAGGTCGAACTGACCGCTGCCTGCAACTACCGCTGCGGGTTCTGCGTCAAATCGCTGCGGCCCGACAGCGGGCAGATGGACCGCGCGTTCTACAGCCGGATCATCCGCGAGATGCGCGAGGCCGGCGTCGAGGAACTTGGCACGTTTTACATCGGCGAGTCGTTCCTCTGCTCGTGGCTGCCGGAGGCCATTGCTGAGGCGAAGGAAGTCGGGTTCCCGTATGTGTTCCTGACTACCAACGGCAGCGCGGCGAACCCGAAGATGGTCGCCGAGTGCATGAAGGCGGGGTTGGACTCGCTCAAATTCTCGCTGAACTTCGCCACCAAAGAGCAGATGGCCGAGGTGGCGCAGGTGACGCCGAGGTTCTACGAGCAGGCGTTGTCGAACCTGCGTGCTGCCCGCCAGGTGCGGGATGCGGGCGGCTACAAGTGCGGCATCTACGCCAGCAGCATTGCCTTCGACGGCGAGCAGGGCGAGCGGATGCGTGAACTGGTGGCGCAGGTGCTGCCGCATGTGGATGAACATTATTGGCTGCCGTTGTACGGCATGAACGGCGCGAGCGAAGCCGCAGGGTGGAAGCCCCAAGCGGGCAACCCCGGCAGGCTTGCGGCGCTGCGCGACCCATTGCCGTGTTGGGCAGTAGCCACCGAAGGGCACATAACCCACGACGGGAAGCTCGTGGCTTGTTGCTTTGGCGCAGGGCTGGACGGCGGTCTGGTGATGGGTGATCTGAACGAAAGCAGTTTCATGAGTGCGTGGAACTCGCAGCGGTTCCAGGAGTTGCGGGCCGCGCATCTGCGCAAGGATGTGCGTGGGACAGCGTGCGAGTCGTGCGCAGCGGGAGCGTAAATGGCAATCTCAGACTATGGGGAACTGCAGACGGCCGTCGGCCGATGGCTGCAGCGCAGCGATCTGACGACGCTGATCCCGGACTTCATCGGCAACGCCGAGGCCGAGTTCAACCGCACGCTGCGCCTGACCGGGCAACTGACCCGCGCCGATCTGGCGGTTTCGACACGCTGGACTTCGCTCACCACGCTGACCGCGCCGATCGCCGAGATTCGCAGCATCAGCGTCACCAACGGCGGCGTGCGCTCGGCGGTCGAGTATCTGTCGCCGAATCAGACGCAGGGGATTTACGAAACCGGCACGCCGATGTTCTACAGCCGGCACGGCAACGAGCTAGAGATCCTGCCCGAGCCGAGCGCGAGCTACACGCTGGAACTGCTCTACTGGCGCACGATCCCGGCGCTGGCGAGCAACAGCACGAACTTCCTGCTCACGCTGGCACCTGACCTGTACCTCTACCGCTCGGTGCTCGAGGGTGCGCAATACATCCACGCGCCGGAGTTGCTGATGCGGGTCGAGCCGATGTATCAGCGCGCTCTGGCCCAGTTGCAGGCAGACGATCAACGCCGCCAGTTCGGCGGTTCCGCACTACAGCAGAGGGTGGCGTAAATGGCACTTGAGACGGCCACTTATATCAACGGGCTGGTTGCAACCAACCCGGAAGTCGGTGATGCGATCACCGTAGGCGACGACCATCTGCGGCTTATCAAGGCCACGCTGCTCGCCACGTTCCCGAATGTGACCGGCGAGGTTTCGCCAACGCACACCGAGTTGAACTACGTCGACGGCGTAACCAGCGCGATTCAGACGCAACTGGACGCCAAGGCTCCGCTCGCATCGCCTGCGCTGACCGGCACGCCGACTGCGCCGACGGCAACGGCGGGCACGAACACAACGCAACTGGCGACGACGGCGTTTGTATCGACGGCAGTAGGCGGGATTTCATCGCCTGGTGCTTGGACGCGGATCAGCACATCGGATGCCAGCAATAGCGCCACAATCGACTTCACTGGGCTTTCGTCAACCTATGACGAATACATGGTGACGATCATCGCCGCAAAGCCTGCGACCGATAACGTGGCGCTCTACATGCGCACATCGACAGATGGCGGCGTGAACTATGACGCAAGCGCAAGCGACTATTCGGCGGTCTATGTCACATACACCACCGGGTCGGATACTGCCGGCGGATCTGCAACCGTTGCGCAGATCCAGCTTGGCGCGTCGATTGGCAACGTAGACGCTGGCGAGCAGGGTTTTTACGGTGCTGTGGATATCTACAAACCTAGCGCCGCCCTCTATACGCACCTCATGTATCGGGGGACGTACAGAACCAATACGAACGCGCACTGGATGACCATTGGCTCTGGCATGAGAAACGCGGCGGCGAATGTTGATGCGATTCGGTTTCTGATGAGCAGCGGAAACATCACCAGCGGCACGTTCACCCTGTACGGTCGGAGGAAGTAATGGCCCATCGAATCGTTAACGGGGTGCGCGTCGAGATGACGGCAGCCGAGGTTGCGGCGCTGGAAGCATCCCGCGCCCCATCGCTTGTCACGCTGAAGCGTGATCTGCGTGCTGCCGTGCGCGTTCGCAGGCTGGCGTGCGAGGAAGCCGGCGTGACGGTCGGGCAGAACGTGGTCGAGACAACCGCAGAGTTCCGTCAGCAGTTGCGCGATCTGCGCGACTGGGTGGCTGACAACCCAGGCCAGCAGGTGCCGGTGCGGCTCGCCAACGGGCGTGTGGTGCGCGTGGCTGCGGCGGCGCTGGCGGTGGCTGCGCAGGCAATCAGCGCGCACATCCGCGCGTGCCTGGAGGCCGAGGCGACGCACCTGGAGGCGATTGCGGATCTCGCAGATGTGGCGTCTGCGCAGGCGTATGACACCTCGACCGGGTGGCCTGCGTAATGCCGCTCGTCCAGTTCCCTGACGTTGGCAGTCTCGGCCAGCACCGGGATGCGCTCGCCTACGAGGTGCCGGATGGTGCCTGGTCTACGGGCAACAACGTGCGCTTCCGCAACGGCTACGCCGAGCGCGCACTCGGGCACAGCGAGATCTTCAACCCGCCCAGCGTCGCACCGTATGGGGTGTTCGGCGGCTGGTTGAACAGCGTGCGCTACCTGGTCTACTGCGGGTTGGCGAAGATCTATGCGGTGACGGGTGCCACACATACCGAGGTGACGCCGACCAGCCCGCCGACGGGCGCTGCGGGCGACATCTGGACGGGTGGTGTGCTGCCGGGCGGCATCATGGTCGTCAACAACGGCAAGGATGTGCCGTGGTACTGGACAGGCGACACCTCCGCCGACTTTGCCACGCTGACGGACTGGACGGCGACCACCGTCGTCAAGTCGATGCGCGTCCACAAGAATTTCTTGTTTGCGGCCAACGTGAACAAGAACGGCACCAAGTACGAGCGAATGCTCAAGTGGTCAACGGCGGCGGATGTCGGCTCGCTGCCGGCCGAGTGGGTGCCTGCCGCTGACAACGACGCCAACGAGCGCGATCTCGACGTATCCACGCCGCTGGTGGACATGATCTCGTATGGGGACAACCTGTACGTGTTCAGCGAGAAGGAAACAGTGGTGGCGCAGTACATCGGCCCGCCGTTCATCTTCCGCACCGAGACCATCAGCCGCACAAACGGACTGCTGGCGCAACGCTGCGCGGCGGTGGTGCCCGGTGGCGTGTTCGCGGTCGGGCAGGGCGACATCGTTTTGCACAACGGCACCGACAGCCCGCCGTCTCTGATCGACGGTCGGATGAAGGCATTCTTCTACGCCGACCTGAGTGCGACCTACTACCCGCGCACGTTCGTGGTCCGCAACCAGGCGATGCAAGAGGTGTGGGTCTGCTACCCGTCCACCGCCTCGACCGGCGCGTGCGACCGTGCGCTGATCTGGAACTACGCCGCGAATACGTGGACCGTGCGCGATCTGCCGAGCGTCCACGCGGGCTGCGAGTCGGTAATTGCCGAGGCGACGGCAACAACATGGACCACGATTACCGGCACCTGGACGACCGGCACCGGCACTTGGGAAAGCTACGAGGTCACCCCGCAAACGTCCGAGCGAGTGGTGCTGGCAAGCGGCACGGCGACGAAGCTCTACGCGGCGGACCTTGGCGACGACTTCAACGGCACGAGCTTTACCGCGCTGATCGAGCGTACCGGTCTTGCGCTGGGCGACCCCGACCGGATGAAGCTGGTGCGGGGCATCCGCCCTAGGATCGATGCGGATGCGGGCACGGTGGTCAACATCTACGTCGGCGCGAGCAAAGACCCCGAGGGCGACGTATCGTGGTCGGGACCGTTCAGCTATACGGTGGGCGCCGACACGCCGAAGGTGGATTGCCTGGTTGGCGGTGGCCGGTACATCGGCGTGCGGTTCCAGACGACGGCGGATGCGCAGTGGCGTCTGCGCTCGTATGCGATTGACTACGAGTTCGTCGGGGCCTACTGATGGCTTACTACCGTCGGGAGGTGCCGCGTGATCCGGGGCAGTTGCCGGATTACTTGCGGCAGGAACTCGAGCGCCTGCAGTTTGAGCTAAACAACGCGCAGGAACTGCTGCGGGTTGCCAAGACGAACACCACGCCGGATCGGCCGAGGACGGGCGACATCCGGTATGCAGACGGCACGAACTGGAACCC